CATAAGGATTGGCGCTGTAATCTTTGCTCAATTCTTTCTGTTGTTTATCGGGTGCTGGATAGTCAGTGTCTGTGAGTAGATCTTTATTTTCTTCAGCAACATCAGTGCGCTCTTTGTCCACGCTGTCTTCGTAGGCTGCGGTAAGCATGATGATTTTATTGGGATCCATACCCAATAACTGTGCTATCTGTTTGATCTGAGGTTCAATTGCCGGATATCGGAATTCAACGTCCACTGAAGTCACACGCTGATTTGGATAAGATGGAAAGTCGGCGGGCCTGGCTTGTACCGGGGTGGTCTTGGGATCTGTCATCTTGACCACATCAAATTGGGCCATCTTTTCTTTCAATGCTTTCAACTGTTCAGGTGTGGTCTCTCCCACGATTTTGATCCGATAATTGTAGGTTCTTTCAGACTCAGCAAGGTATTCTTGGAAATTTTTCATGTCAGTTCCTTATGTGATATTTATGCTTTTTCAGACTTTTGATCTCGATTGGTCAAATGCTCTAACAATTCATTGCGACTCAACACATGTCCTTGGGCCTGTATGTCAGCTGAATCATTGCCTTGGATATCACGATCTAGTTTGGCTTTTTTCATCTGGAGATCAATCATTTTGAGTTTTTTATTGAGTTTAGCTGTTTTAGCAGTAAGAGCGTGGCCCAGCATGGTACCAGCCACAGCAAAAATCTCAGCGGCATAGCGACTGTCTACTTGCATGCCTAGATCCATCAAGTCATCAAAAGTTTGGCTGGCTTTGGTAGCCAGTTCGTCCATTTCTCCGTCGCTGGCGTCAAGGCCCTTGACTGCGGGCAGCGCGGCATCAATTTTATCTATGGCAGAATCTATTTCTGCCAGAGCAGTCTGAGTTTCAGACACCGTGAGAGTATCATCGTCTTTGTTGTCTGACGGAAGGTTAAACAGCTCCTCTAGTTTCCTAGTCATAGCGTTTCCTTTGGTGTGTGCTCGTTTATCAGCAACGAGTTTTTGAGATTCATGTGTTTTTTTGTAAAGATAAATTTCTGCATCATCAGATATTTACCGCAAGGTATTTTGGTTACTTTTTCTTATTGCCCTGATGGAATATTTGATCTTCTGTGATCACCCGGAATACCAGACCATTTCTGCGGGCCCACTTGGTGGCTTGATCCCACTTAGCATAATTCACCGCCACTACAGCTCGATCGCGTTGGCTGGCTTTGCTCTCGATCACGCTCTGCTTTTTAGGTTTGATCTCTATCAATTCGGCTTTTACTGTGTTGTCTCTTGTGCGATAAGTGATCAGGAAGTCTGGCACATATATGGTCTGTTTGCCTGTGATAGGATTGCGATAAGGAATGCTCACGCTTTCGCTGGCCCATTGCAAGATGTGATCATTGTTGTCGCAAAACATCATGAAGGAAAGTTCCCAGCTAGACCGATACCTAGGCGAACGTGTGCCTACATACTTGGCTGGATTTTTGATATCATAAAATCCCTGGGCAAACTTACTCATTGCCTTACATTGCGAGCGGTATAGTAGTTAGGTGTGGTAGGAGTCAATACACCTAATAGGGTGCTGGGACTCCGGATTCCATTGAGATAGTAACACAGAGTAGCATTGATGTTTGGTGGACTTGTTTGTTGGAAAGTTTGTAATATGGTCATCGCCGATTGGTCGCTTTCCTGTGCTACTCGGAATATAGCCACAGTGAAATTTTCCGCGGCTTCAACAGTGTTGAAAACTGATTTAAAATAACTTATGACCTGATCGTATTCCATGGCAGGTACATTTTCATCATAGTTATAGAACTGATCAAAAATACGTACGGTTTGATCGATCCTGTTGTTTATTTGATTAATCGTGGTCATGTTAGATCACTACCCCGGCAGTTGGTCTACCTGGTGTGTAGTTTCCTGTGGGAGATGCTGGTGGAGATCCTTGCTGTGCATTACGCGGAGGAGTTGGGAAGAATAATCCGTCCAACGAACCTCTCTGCGCAGGCAAACCAGGTCGCGCTGTAGTGCCAATGGCCCCGCGCACTGCTCCAGGTAATTCTTGTTTTAACACTGTGGTAGCTGCCTGTTTGGCTTCTGTGATAGCGATAGATTTGATGTCTTTGCCTTTGAATGTGTTATAGGTAGCGCCGGCTTTTTGTATGGCACCAATGTAACCAGCCACCCCACCGCTTTGCAAATCTTCAACGATACCAACACCAGCATCAATAAGTCCACCTTGGCCAAGTATGCTGGCAGTGGATCCTGGTCTTGAGATACTGCTGCGTATCTGATCGTAGTTGGCTGGGTCTGCAAATCCCACTACATTGGTATCTGGTCTTACCGCGCCCACTGCGCCCGAAAAATATTTCACTGTTTCGTACTGTATGGTCATCCTGTTGCTCATGGTACCATTGCCTTGACTATAATCATATGAGTCATGAGCCCATTCAGAAATCAAAGGATTGACCAGCACATATTCTGCAAACTTGTGTTGATCTAATCCATAGATACGGATGTCTCGGAAAAAAGGTGGCTTAGAGGTAGTAGAGCCACCAGCGTCGGAGCCATCTGAATAAGCCTCTCCAACATAACCCCAATCATTCACTGATCGATTAGGAGTATAGGTATCTCTAGAGTTATAGTCAAATCCATTGGAGTTACCAATCAAGGCACCCATGCTGCCATTCTGATTGGCCACGCTGTCATATTTCTGGGTAGGATCTTTGTAGTAGTAGGCAAAATAGTTATACCACATGTTACGCACAAGATCGCCGCCATCGTCGTGAAATTCTACTGACACTGGATTATAATCAATCTTGCTCTGCACCAGACGTTTGCGATTGTACTGGTTCATGGTATCTACTTTGATCGCATACGACGGCAATTGGATATTCTTGACCATGAGTCCAATGGTGGAAATATCTTTGCCAAACACTGCCCCTACCGCAGGTATAGATGTGTTTATGCTGAAGTACACATGGAAAAGGAATTTGTTGCGAGGGGCAAATTCGTAACCGTTGGTACGAAAGGTTTTCGAAGCGTGTGTATAGTCTCTTAGACCATTGGCGCCAAAAAAACCTTTCAGGAAATCTTGCCCGAAAGCCATGACCGCGATTAACCTGCGGCTGTGACTACATCATTCACTGTTCGACCAACTGTGGCACCTATTCCAGCACCAGCATTACCAGTAGGAATCTGTAAGGCATTGTCAAAGAATACAGTCAGAGCGATAGTCACTGCTTCACTGGATCCATAATTAAGATCGCCGTAGTCGGCACTCTTAAGATAGCAGCCATATAGTTCCCAAGTTTCAAGAGCCACTGGTTCGTAGGCACCGTTGCCACCATCTAGGACTTCAAAACGTGTGGTAAATTTATAATCAAAGCCTGATGCAGCCGATGCTTGTTCCATGAAGTCCATCTGCTTTTGCAGTTGTTCACCAACTAGTCTGCTGACTTGACCACCTGCATCATCACGCAGATTGCAAGTCACTGCTTCCCAACTGTATTTGCCGGCCAATTTCAGTGTGCTGTTGTAGATAGGAATCAGGATATCTTCAAAACTCACTGAAGGACGCTTAAAGTCCATAACTTGTTTGGTAAGTTCTGTCCTGGTGGCCGATACTCCAAAGTTTTCAAATATCACACGAAAGCGATATTTAAGTTTGGGCATCAACAAGCCCTGATTGGGGTTGCTCTGGTCACTTGCCAGGGGCACTGTCATTCTGGTTAGCGATGAAACGGCCATTTGTGTATCTCCTATATGCTTTTATTTATCTGATCCGAGATCTAAAAAAATGGGGCCTAGATCGTGGCCCCATTTTATTTTCCATTGTGCTATTAGGCTGCAACAGCGGTTGCACCTACACTAGCTGCGATTTCCCCAGTGTTCTTGATACGCATTGGAATGTAGATAAATTCCACTGCTTTCACTGGCTCGATAGCGATGTCAACATACAACTCGTTACGATCGATACGCGCCGGGGTGTTGTTGGTCAAGTCACATATCACTAGATAATCATAAAGACCGCGCTTGTTTACCAGATCAATCATGAGAGAATTCACAGCATTAGAGATTTCATTGCGAGTGATCTGATCGTTGGGTTCGAACAAGAAGCTCTTACCAATTTCTTGCAAACGACCGCGGATGAATGCTACCAAACGTGCCACATTGATACGATCCATCGCAGTGGTCACACTAGTAACAGTCTTATTACCAAAGTTGGTTATACCCACACCAGGCACAAATGTGATTGGGTTGATATCGGCTTCGTACAGCACATCACGCAAGGCTTGATTCACACCAAGCGTGACAAACTCACCAGTGGTTCCATTGATATAACCAATGCGAGCAGCATTGTCCACTGTGCCTCGACGTGTGCCGGCCGGAGCCAACCATGGATAAGCCACTTCGTCATTGCGGATTATGGTACGGATCATCATATGGCTTGGTGGCTGAACCACTGCTGAACCAGAAAGATCTGTGGTCTGGCAGCTGGGATAGAACACTCCTAGATATACGTCACTGGTGCTGAGACCATCTTGTGTGCTAAGACCGGCTCCGGCGTTGTTTGTGGCCCAGGTAGTTAACGTGGTAGCATCTCCAGGCAGTCTCAACGGTGTGTCCCCAATAACGAAAGCAGTGTTGTTGCGATCGTTGTTGAGTTCTACCATGTTTGGGATCAACTCAGGATACTGTGGGCAGGCGATCAAATTAAATTGTCTCTGCTCTTCTCTGATTTCCACGTTGGCGTCAATACCTGCTTTCAATGCCTGCACAATCAAGGCACGCTGAGCCTGTCGTCCCATGTATGGTGCACCACTGTCCTTATTACCAGAAGCAGTGACCCAAGCATTGGTCACAGTAGGCAAAGTATCATCAGGGAAAGTGGCTGAATTGAAATAATCAACTTGGAAGCTCTTGACATTAAATCC